CCTGCTCTAGCTAGATAATCAAAATACAATCTAGCTTCATACATTTCTGCTGGATTTAGTTTTTTGCCTGTCTTAATCTTATTAACAGTAGCATCTTTTAAAATACCAAAACCTTTAAACGCTACCATGAAGTTTGATATTGTCCAGTCTGGTGCAAAAATACCTAAGTTTGCCCACTTTAATTTACTAGGCGTTGATAGTGTTGCTGCTAAATCATACAATGCACCTTTAGGATTGTTAGCATTGTCAATTGCTTTTTGTGCAAATTCAGCAGATAGTTGTTCCCATTTCTGTCCACCAAATGCATTGTTTACATACTTGGCAGCTCTAGTTTGTATTTCACTTTCTGGTATTTGAGGCTTTCTTTGAGATGCTAATTTTCTATTAGTGGCATAAGCTCTGTCTTTTGCAGTTAAATATGCAAATACTTTGCCATAATCATGAATCATATCCCATGTCCAAAAATCTATAAAGTCTTGTACTTTTCCTAAGCCAATTGCATCTACAACACGCTTACCTTGTTTATAACCAGGCTGTACTAACACATCAGTTTTCATTTTTCCAGTAGGAACACGACCACCAATTTCTTTAAGTATCTGATGTTCTACAAACTCACCATCTTTAATACGACCTTCCATAAGTGAGCGTACTCTTTGTAGTCTTTCTTTAGCTTGTAGTCTACCTGCTTTAGTTAATACAGAACCTTCACCAAATACAGGTAATGCACCACTATAAAGTCCAGATAACAATAGTGCTTGTGCGTGGAAGAATGAGAATGTAACCGCAAGACGCTTTAACATATTGTTAAAGTTTAAAATCTTGTCTGCAAATGCAACATTGCCAGTTTCAATCTTAAATATATCTTCTAATGATTTCTTAACTAGCGGATGTATTAGTGTATCTCTTAATGCTGGATGTGATGCTTCTCTATATCCATTTCTTCTAGCCATTTCAATAGTAGCTTTTTCTGTTTTAGGAACAATTAAACCCATTGTTTGATTATCACCATAAGCTATGCCAGTTTTCTTTAACACATTTACAATTTCAGCACCCATAATGGCTTTACCCATTGATTTCATGTAAGCACCTAATATTTCTATAGGGTCTGTTTCTATATTGTATTTTTTAGCTAGTTCTAATACTGTACCTTCAAGTTTTCTTTGGTTTCCGTAACCAGACTTGCGACTAAGTTGTTCAGTTACTAATGCAACTGCATCTTTAAATTGACCTTGTGTAATCTTATCTTTAAATATATGCGTTACATAAGTTTCAGCAACACCTTCATCAAAAATATCACGCCTAATGGCTTTGCTTTTCATCTTTTCAAGTAACTTTCTCCAAACATCAACAAGTTCTTTTTGGTCTGGCGTTATTCTTACTTTAGCTTGGTCATATTCTTTTGCTAGTTGTTTATCTTTAGGTTTTTTCTCTAGCAATAACACAAAATCTCTTCTGCTTTCTTTGTCTGGGAACTCTCGTTTAATTGCTTTTACTAATGAAGCTCCTTCAGCTTCCATAATATCTCTACCTTTTTTAGCATCAGCAAATACATCGTATGATTTCTTTTTAAGTTTTAATGCATTAATGTTTTGACTTTTTAATACTGCTCTACCACCACCTAATGCCAATGCTCCTAGCATTGCACCAATAAATGGGTCATCTTCAAATAAAACAGCACCACCTACAGCTCCAATTGCAGCAGCTTTACCTATTTGCATACCAGTTGCTCTAGTTGCAGGTGTTAATGCTTCTTCTCTAAATACAGTTTCATAACTTGCAGGTGCTTCAGTTTCTTCACCTTTAAGTCTTGCCTGTTTACCCCTACCTTTTTCTAGTTCTTGAGAGAATTTACTCCAGTTGTTTTGATAGTTAGCTCTTTCAGTTTCAAATATTTTAGATTGAGGGTTTTCAAATCTTTCTTTTGCTATGTTTCTAGCAGATAAACCAAGTGCTTCTTCACGACTCATACCTTTGTTTTTGTTTTGAAGATTGTCAGCACCTTTAGCCATTGCTCTTTTAATACTTTCTTCAAGAACTTTTTGAGTTTCTACTGCTACACCTAATCCTGTGTTTGACTGAATCATTTGTTCTTCACGAATCTTTTTGGTGTTTTCAATAACTTTATTTTCCCAAAAGTTATATCGTTTTGTATGGTCTAAACCTTTAGGTAATGCAACACTATCATCAAATGTCTTGCCAAAACTTTCTCCACCCTTAGGAGTTTCTGGTGCTTTGGTTGTAGGTTTCTTAACAGGTTCAAATGTTCTAAGATTTTCTATGGTATCACCATATTTCATTCTTACTGGACCTTGACCTTTGGATAAATCAGATTCTGCTTTTTTGCTAAGCATCTTTTGTATAACACTTGGACCAGTTTCATAACCAGTTTTGTTTACCGCACCAAAGAATGTACCTAGTAAACCACCCATTGCAGCACCTTTACGAACATTATCACCATCAAGGTAACCTTTAAATGTTAAGTCATGCAATCCTTCGTATGCAGCACCATAAGTAGCCCCCTCTAAACCACGACCTAACATGCTTTCAAATCGTTTTATGTATTGAGGCTTTACATTCTTGGCAAGTTTTGCCATTTTTTGAGCTTTAAGTGCAGCCTGTGTGCCTTTTTCTATCATTCCAGGAATGCGAAGATAACTAATTAATAATAACTCTGGGTCTTTTACAACCATTCCAGCTAATGCACCTAGTGTGTATCCTGGATTTTTAGCCATTTCAATGATTCCATCAATAACATCAACATCATCTGGCGTATATCCGTATTTCTTTTGTACTTCTGTTATGTCTTGATTCTTATTATCATAAGCATCATACATATCATTTTCAAACTCACGCATAGTTGCGTTGTTTGCAGCACGAGATTCTTTTTCTTCCTCAGTAAGAGGTTGAGATTTTTCTAATGTAGAGTAGTAGTTTTCTAATGCAATAGAGTCTGTGTAACCAATGCTACTACCAAACTGTTCCATGTTATATTTAAACCACTTGCGTTTTTCTTCATCATCAGTTAGAAGAAATTTATCTTCAAAGGCGTTCCATATAATTGAATCAACATCGCTAAATCCTGCTACAGGACTAGCAATAACGCCTTCTTCTCTAGGTTGTGGAGTTGTTTGCTGCCAGTACTGTTTTTCAGCGGCAACTTGCTCAGGACTTTTGTTATCGTCAAACGCTAAATAACCAACACCTTCTACAAATTCTACGCCCATATTTTAAAATAACCAATCAAAGAATCCTTCATCTTCCTTTTCAGGTTGTTGAGGTGCTTTACTTTTAATTAGAGTAGAGCTTTGAGGTACTGTACTTGCTTTAATTAAATCAGCAATACCTTGAGAAGTAGCACCACCACTCTGTGCATACAAACCTAAATAATTATCAAATGTTTCTGAATTAGTAAGTATTTGTTGCATATCTGCTTTAGATAATCCCATACTACCTAACCAATTAGAAAAACCTTGTGCTTCGTTTTTAAGTGTACTTGTAAAGAAATCTTTAGTTCCCTCTGAAGCTAAATCAAAATTTTCATTACCCAATGCAATCTTACCAAACTGTTGACCAATGTCACCTGTTCCATAAATACTTTTAAATCTATTTGCTACAGCATCTAGTTGAAATTTACTTGGTTTAATAGCTTCAGCCATGTTTTTAGTTGTAGTTGCACTACTTGAGGCTAAATCTTGAAATGTTTTGGCTAGTTCTCTATCGCCTAACTCAACACTTCTTGCAGCCATTTGTGAATATGTATTAACATTTTTTGGTGCAGAACCAAACTCTGAGTCTAATGCTGCTAAAGCTCTTTGTCTAATTCGTGTTGGGTCAGTTGGAGTCATTCCAAACATCATCCTTAAATTATCCGCATCAGTAGTTGCTGCCTGTACATCAGCTCCAATTGCAGTTTTTCCTAAATCATAAATACTCATAATTAATACCCAAAGTAATTGTAATCATCAGCTGGAATACCAGATGAGTTAAATAAGCCACCAACAAAATCTGTTACATAAGGCTGTGCTTTATTAGCCAATTGATTATATAAATCAACTTTAGCATTTGTTTGTTGTTGTGATGCTAAGTTAGATGAAACTTGTGGTAATGCTGTTCCATAGGCTTGTAATCCAGCTAATGCAGGATTAGGAGTTACTTTACCAGCAGTAGCTAAACTAGAATATTCCATAGGCAAACCAGCAATTTTAGTTCCAGCACTTATATCACCACTTTCGTAAGTACGATATTGTTGTCCAATATTCAAAATGTCTGTTAATGCTTGTTGTTCATCTAATAAGTCTTGTGTAGCAAATGATTCTTCTAATGCTTCTTGTTGTCCAGCACCACCAGTAGAACCTAATCTACCTTGTTCAAATAATCTTGCTTCTAAAGCTTCTCGTTTTAATCTTCTTTGTGGTTCTCTTAATGCACTTCTTTCTTTTGATAAACCCATTGCAGCAGCAACTGGGTCTTGAGTATATTTTTCAATAATAGGGGAATAAGTACCAGCTCTACCCATTAATCTATCGTAAATAGCTTGATATTCTGGGGATAAAGATTGTTCAACTGTGCGTGATTGTGGGTCAAAATCTAAACCACCATAAGCTCCAGCAACATCCCAAGGCATAGCATATTGATAAGCATCTTTTACGGCACCTGTTGTTGCTTGACCAACAGCACCAGCAGAACCACCGCCACTACTACCACCACCTCCAAACACAGCACCACCAATCATTCCTCCTAGTTGTGGCATACCAAAAGCACTACCTACTGCAGTTCCTAGTACTTTTCCTGCTATTCCGCTAAATAATCCCATAATATCCTCCTAAGCAGTACGCTTCCACATATAAACAACAATGTATGGTTGCAAATTATTGTGTGCATCACCATTACTTGTTCCAGTTACTTGGTCACCAGAAGAAGCATCTCCACCAGTAGAATAAGTACCATACGCTTGAGTACCATCATCAGGTGTACCACCACCATAAACACCGCTTCCACTACCACTACCTTGCGGAGATGAAACACTATTTGGACCAAGCATTAAGTGATAGTGCTTAGGCATTTCTGCTTCTGTTAGTGCATGAGTTTCTGAACCACCAGTAGAACCAGCAGTAGCAAATGTTCCACTAGAAGCTTTACCTACTAAAACTTTTCCTTCACCAAATGCTTCCCATGTTCCAGTACCAAATGTTGTTCCAGGATTTGTAGATGATGTACTTGTGTAAATACTGCCAACTGGGTAAATTAAATCAGCAACAAAAGCAGCATTAATATTTGAAATAGCTCTTGTAACATATTGTGTACTTGCTGCTATTGTTGTATTACTTGCTTCTGCTGCTGTACTTGTACTAAAAGCTTCTCCAGAATCTCCATTTATATTTGCTTTTGTATTTACTGCTGTTTCAATTAACTCAAATTCATCATCAAAATCATCACCCGATATAATTTTTTCTGGGTCTGAATCAGATAGTGAGTCTTTACCTTGCCAATAACTTGACCTTCTTGTGTAGTTACTCATCGTATTTTTCCTTGTTTATATAACAAACTTAAATCCTGTAATGATGCTACATATCCAGCAGTTACACCAATCATTTCAATTGCTAATACTTTAGCACTTCTTGATAATGGTATATTGTATTCTTTTAAAGCGTAATATGGGGCATATTTTGCAGCACCATATAACGATGAGCTACTTCCCCATAAATATGTAGTACCACTTGGTATTGGATTTAATGCAAATGTTTGTGAACTTGCTGCTTGAGTTGAGTAGTCTGTATACCACTTAACAGTAACTGTAGCACCTTGTCCACCTTCAATAACTGCTTTCATTTCTTTAAGCAAAGATGCAACAACACCTTCACCTAAATCAATCCATATTGTTTTTAATGTACCTGTATAAGAATAAGAATTGTGTGTTCCACCACTTACATATTCTTTGTCGTAATATCCTTCATAAGTACAAATAGAACCTTTTGTTTGACCAATTAATAAATTGTATTCGTTTGTGTATTTAAAACATGTTGGTCCTCTGTCTGAGTTAAATGTCCATTTAGTAATTCTTGGAACAACTCCAAAATCTGAAACAACTTTATGTTTTAAATCAAATACATAAGTAATATTTAAGTCTACAAATGTAAGTAAAACAATACCTTCATTTTCTACATATACAGATTTCATATTATTTGATTCATCAATTAAACGAATAATAGTATCTGTAATATTTCTAGACAAATCTTGTAATGGCACTTTGTCTTTTTGTGATGTTCTGTATAAAGATTTCATTCCAGTTTTTGATAGGAATAATAAATCATCACCAACATTAACAATCGTATCTCTCGATACACAACCAACACCTCGTATTACTTCGTCTAATACAAAGTCTGTACCTTTAGGGTCAGTAGGATTGTTATATATAGCAATATTGTTTTCACCAAAAAATACAATCTTTCCATAAAAAGCTGCAATTCCTACTACTATATCTTGACCCCATACAGTTTTTAAATCTAAATAACCAGCACCAGATGTACCCCATTTATTTGCCAGTAATAAATCTGAATACCATACTACATTGTCGTTTTCTGTAATACCACCAGCCCATACACGACCATAAAACCCCAATGCACATGATGGGTCAAATGTAGTCCAAGAACTGCTACCACTAAATGAAGAGTTGTTTTCTAATAAATCCCATGTATTAGCAGTTTTGTTATATTCAAGTGGAGCATGACCAGCTTGTACAGCATATAAGTTTTCATTAAACTTAATAAATTGCCAATCATCATCAGTAATACCAGTCAATGAAGCACTTGTATATGGTGTATCTGGTGTTGTAAAGTCTATTTCATAAACTTGTGTACCAATACCAGCAAAATATTTATACGCTGAGCCATTATTAAATTCTACTAAAGAACCAATAGGCAATGGTGCAGATGCAGAACCAAATGTATTTGCTAATATTTGTTGTTTTAATCCTTTACGAAAAGATATACGACCAGATTCTCTAATAACTATGTTTTCTGCTTTAGTTAAAAAAGAAGCGTCTAATGACGCTGGATTTGATTGAGTGTTTAATCCGTTAAGACCAATATTATCTAATGACTTAAATTGTATTTGTTTAGCCATTCCAATTTCTGTGTGTTTCTGTTACAAAAAAATCAGATTCAAATTGAGTATTACCACCATCAATCATAATAGCTTGTCTTAATGCGTCCTTAAATTCTTCTGCTGCAATACCTTCTTGTAAACCACCATCTTCACCTCTTTCTGCAATTGCTCTAGCCCAAGCACCTAATATAACTGGTTGTGCTGGTATAGATAATTCTGTTGTTGAAGTTTTTAGAGTATCTTGATACTTTACAATATCAAAAGTAATTGTATCTGCTGTATTTGGTTTAGGTTCAAAATCTACTTTAAGATTATTACTAGAATCTACACCATTAAATGCATAGTAAAGTGGCTCACCATCTGTTTCTGTAGGATATATATGGTCATTCATGTACTGTTTAGATGCTTGTTGCAATCTACGACCAGTTGTTCTATTAACCACATCTAGTACTTTTATTTCTTGACCAGAAGATAATGAGTAACTTCTTGTACCACTAACTGTAGTAACACTAACTGGCGTTCTAAGTACTAACCAATCATGATATGTTTCAATGTTTCTTTTTGAATCATTAATCAAAGAACCAATTAACTTTTGGTAATCTGAAACAGTTGAGCTATCATTAATATTTCCAGACCAATCAGTAGGAATAGTTGCTTCCCTTAATCTGATTAATACTTCGTTAATTAATTCTCTGTAAGTCATGCTATTCTCCGATTTAGCACATTATAATATAAAAATCAAGACCTTCTCTGCCTTCTTTCTTTCATGCCTTGTTTAGCTAAATATGCTTTATATGCAGATATAGCTTTTGCTTTTGTTGTGTAAATACATTTACCACTACCAATTCTATAATTTCCGTTTGCACATTTTCTTACTGGCATTTTTTACATCCACTTTTTTGTGTGTCAAATAACTTATCTGCCAACTTATAAACTAAGTTACGCATACCAAATATAACTAAAACCAAAACAGTTAGTATTGTTGTGTACCATTCTGGTGCTTCTGCTAAATTAGTCCAAGCTTCTTTCATTGTCATTTCACTAAACAAAGGTGTTA